ATCAACTAAGTGTTCTTGTAGTTGCAGTTGATGCGGAAGTTTCAAGAAAGATACACGAAAAGTGTCATAATAAATTTGGTATATCTAAGATACCACAAAATATATATTATGTCAAAAAACTCCCAATGATCGAGGGCGGTAAGAAATCAAGAAAACTTGCTAATGATGTTATACAAGATTTTAAACATACAAAATATGTTTACATTTACTCTTGAATAAATAACGGGGGAGAGATCTCCCGTTTATTTTTGTTAGGAGCTCTTAATGTTAGTATCATTCGAACAACTGAATGAATTCTTTGAGGACACTGACGAAGAAATTATACAGCAGTATGTAGAATACTTGAACGATGTTATGGGATTTTATGAGATTAATAATAAGCAACGCATTGCTATGTTTCTCGCGCAGGTCGGACATGAATCAGGTGGCCTAAGAACCATCAAAGAAAATCTAAACTATTCAGCCGATAGACTGAAAGTAATATTCCCAAAGTATTTCCGTGGAGTGGACCCAAGTGGTTACGCCAGGAATCCTGAAAAGATTGCTAATCTTGTTTATGCTTCTCGTATGGGCAATGGTAATGAAGCATCTGGTGACGGCTACCGCTACTGTGGGCGAGGTCTTATTCAATTAACAGGCAAGTCAAACTATCAGGCATTCGCCCAGGATATGGGATGGACTCTTGAAGATGCAACAGCTTGGTTGGCAGAGCCAGAGGGCGCATGCTGGTCTGCTGGTTGGTTCTGGGATTCAAGAGAACTAAACCAGTGGGCAGATAAAGGCGACGTGCTTACTGTAACTAAGAAGATTAATGGTGGAACTATAGGTCTTGAAGATCGCAAATCTCATTATGAAGCCGCACTCGAAATATTTTCATAGGAGATTTAAATGCCAAAATTCGGACAAGACCCTGGTGCAGAACCAGTAGCAAAACCAGCAATGGATGAAATACCAGCAGCAACTAAAGGCGCAGCAGCTGCTATCCCAACAACATATATGGATTCAGGTCCACGCTATCCATCTCAGATGAGCGCAGCACCACAGGTTCAGCAACTATCACCAGAAGCACAGCTGGCAAAGATAGATCTTGAAAAACAACAGTGGGAAAAGGAAAGCGCAAAGCAAGACGAACACTGGGCAAAGTCATACTGGCGTCCAGCAATGGGTTGGCTCTATATGCTTATCTGCTTAGTCGACTTTGTTGTGTTCCCTGCTATCTCTATGTTCCTTCCTATCGTTACCAAGCTTCCATATGTTGCATGGGTTTCTCTATCATTATCTAATGGTGGTCTGATTCATATGGCGTTTGGTGCTATTCTTGGCGTTGCTGCTTATGGTAGAACACAAGAGAAGGTAGCAAGCAAGCAATAATGACTTGCCTTTTGTCGTAATATATTATATACTATATTAATATTGTGGAGGTATTATGGCATTTTATACAAGCGTCTATCAGCGTGGAGATAAAATCTATATGCGTGGCTTCGATAAGGGGCTGCGCATATCTGATATAGAAGCATACAAACCTTATATGTTTATCCCGAAGCAGGGTGGTAAGTATAAGACTCTGGATGGTAGAGAGGTTGGTCGCCTAGACTTCGATAGCATAGGTGACGCCAAGGATTTCGTAGATAAGTATAAAGATGTTTCAAATATGGAAATATTTGGCATCAACACATTCGCATATCTGTATATCTTTGATAACTTCAAAGGTGATATTGATTACGATCCACAGCTTGTTCGTATTGGTACGTTAGATATCGAGTGCGCAGCTGACGAAGGTTTCCCAGATATTCAGAAGGCAGATAAGCCTATCACAGCAATCACTGTTCGTTGTAAGGGCAGGAACTATGTGTTTGGTTGCGGTAAGTTTAAGACAGATGATGAGAATACATATTATATGGAATGTAAGGATGAGCATATGCTTATTCAAAAGTTCCTTTCTTGCTGGCAAGCTCTTGACTTAGATATTGTTACTGGTTGGAATATCGAGTTCTTTGACATTCCATATCTGGTTAATCGTATCAAGCTTCTGTTTAACGACAAGGAAGCAAAGAGACTATCTCCCTGGAGGATACTTGATGAAAAGATGATTGAGTTTCGTGGTAAGGAGAACCAGAGCTATAATCCATTCGGGTTGGCTGTGCTTGATTACTATCAGCTCTATCGCAAATTTACATTTGGCAATCAGGAGAGCTATAAGCTTGACTTTATCTCACAAATAGAGCTTGGCGAGAAAAAGATTGATTACTCAGAGTATGGTAATCTGCTAGAGCTCTATAAGAACGACTATCAGAAGTTCATTGAGTATAACATCCACGACTGCGTTCTTGTTGATCGTCTTGATGATAAGCTGAAGTTCCTTGAGCAGGTTATGGCTCTTGCCTATGATGCCAAGGTAAACTATCAAGACACTATGACAACTGTTCGTTCATGGGATATTATTATTCATAACTATCTGCTCGAGCAGGGTATTGTTATTCCTCAGTTCAAGAAGCAACCAGACTTTGACTCTCTGGTTGGTGGTTATGTTAAGGAACCAAAGATTGGATTAAGTAAGTGGGTTGTATCATTTGATCTTAACTCTCTGTATCCGCATTTGATCATGCAGTATAATATCAGCACAGAGACGTTCGTTACTCGTTTACCTGACTTCGACAAAATAGATATTCTACTAGAAGGTAATTGGTCTACCAACTGTCCCCATGCTATCGCTGCTAATGGTTGTGTCTATCGTAAAGATAAGCAAGGTTTCCTTCCTGCTCTCATGGAGAAGATGTATAACGATCGTGTTGTATATAAGAAGAAGATGATCGAGGCAAAGCAAAGATATGAAAAAACGAAAAGTGTTGAAGACGAAAAGCTTATTGCCAGGTTCCACAACATGCAAATGGCTAAAAAGATCCAGCTCAACTCGGCTTACGGCGCATTGGGGAACCAATATTTCAGGTGGTTTAATTTCAATCATGCTGAAGCCATCACCACTTCAGGTCAACTCTCTATTAGGTGGATCGAGAAAAAAGTCAATCTTTACTTCAACAAAGTTTGTAGAACGAACGGGGTGGATTATGTGATTGCTTCTGATACAGATTCGATTTACGTCACGTTCGAGAAGTTGATTCCTCCAGGAAGCGACGAGCTTGAAGCTGTTAAGTTGATCGATCAGTTCTGTGAAAAGAAGATACAGCCTTATCTAGACAGTTGTTATGATGAGTTGGCTGGTATGATGAATGCATATCAGCAGAAGATGCAGATGAAGCGAGAAACTATCGCAAATAAAGGCATCTGGAAAGCAAAGAAGATGTATATCCTCAATGCTTGGAATGTCGAGGGTGTTCAGTACGATAAGCCAAAGCTAAAAATTCAGGGCATCGAGGCAGTTCGTTCTTCCACCCCTTATGCTTGTCGTGAAAATATTAAGTCTGCTCTTTCTATTATTATGAATGAGGACGAAGCATCACTTCATAAGTTTATTCAATCGTTTCGTTTAAAGTTTATGGATTTGCCTTTTGAAGATGTTGCGTTTCCTCGTGGTGTTAAAGGTATGGCAAAGTATAAAGATGCCAGTGCTATCTATAAGTCAGCAACTCCTATTCAGGTTAAGGGATCTCTGATCTTTAATCATATGTTGAAGAAGCATAATCTTAAATCTATTCCTCCGATTATGGATGGTGATAAGATTAAGTTCGCATATCTAAAGACGCCCAATCCTATCGGCGAAACTGTTATCGCTACCGCTGATTATATACCAAAAGAATTCAATCTTGATAAGTATATTGATAGAGATATTCAGTTCTCGAAGGCATTCCTTGAGCCACTCAAGTCTATCACAGAAGTGATCGGGTGGGAAGTAGAGCAAAGATCAACACTAATGGAGTTTTTCTCATGAAGTTAAATGATGACGACGATTTCGGTTTCAGCCTTGTATCAGAGCAGGAACTAAAGAAGCACGAAGAGTATCTAAAGAAGAAGGTCGAGGAGCAAACTCAGGTCGTTGCCCAAACAGCCAATGATCTTACAGATAAGCTTCATGGGCTTCGTAATATGATCATGCCTCTGCTAAATAATTTGGCCAAAGACCCAGAGAAGGAATATATCCTCTGGCCAGATCGTTCAGAAAAGATAAAGGCATTCATCAAGAAAATAGATGAATATGTAATGAAAGAATGATTAATTACATAGCACTAGTTGTTGCGCTGGCAGTCTCTGGAGTGTCAGCCTACTATTCTATATTAGGACTTACAGCTATCTTTTCATCAGCATTCGTTGCTATTGTGGTGATGGGCGTAACACTTGAACTTGGAAAGTTGGTAACAGCGTCATGGTTATACAGGAATTGGAATACTTGCCCATTGCTGCTAAAATCCTATTTAACAGGGGCAGTTATTATTTTAATGTTTATCTCGAGTATGGGAATTTTCGGATTTCTATCAAAAGCGCATATTGATCAAACATTAAACATAAACACTGGCTCTGCTGATCAGGTTGTTATATTAGATCAGAAGATCGATTACTTAAAACAAACAGTTGCTGACTTAGATAAACAGATAGCACAGATAGATGCTGCTATTAGTAAACTAACTGAAAAGGGACAGGCTACCAATTCGCTTAGAGCTGCCGATCAACAGAGAAAAACAAGAGAGAGCCTGATAAAAAGGAAAGAAGAGAATGTCAGGAATATATCCACATATACCGCCGAAAAAGTTGCCCTTACCTCCGGAATCAAAAAGCTGGAAGCAGAGGTGGGACCCCTCAAGTATATTGCAGAGCTGGTCTATTCGAGCACCGGAACCGAACAACTCGAAAAAGCAGTTCGCATGGTCATTATTCTTCTGGTCCTTGTTTTTGACCCTCTTGCTGTTCTCCTTCTGCTTGCAGCTAACCATGGGTTGGGCCAATTAAAAGCCTTGACTAAACCGAAAGAACATAGTATACTAAAAATTGATGATAGTGTTATCTAAGGTATACTATGCTAAGAGATTGGTTTATACATAGATCCCCACATGAAGGAAATAATATGTCACTTAAAGATCGTTTGATTAAAAATTCTACAATTGATTTGACTGCTACGCTTACCGATAGTAAGATCTTCACCAAGAAGGATATGATTCCTACCTCTGTTCCTATGATCAACGTTGCGTTGTCTGGTTCAGTTGATGGTGGTATTACTCCTGGATTGACTATGTTGGCTGGCCCTTCAAAGCATTTCAAGACTGGCTTTGCTTTGCTCCTTGCTTCCTCCTTCCTTAAAAAGTATCCGGATGGCATTATTCTGTTTTATGATTCTGAGTTTGGTACTCCTCAGTCTTATTTTCAAACGTTTGGTATTTCTTTTGATGCTGTGGTTCATACACCGATCACAGACGTCGAAGAGTTGAAGTTTGATATTATGCAGCAGATGAAACAGTTGACTCGCGATGATCATTGTATGATTGTTATCGATTCGATTGGTAATCTTGCTTCAAAGAAGGAAGTTGACGATGCTCTAGATGGTAAGAGCGTAGCCGATATGACTCGTGCCAAGCAGCTTAAGTCTCTCTTCCGTATGATCACTCCTCATCTGTCTCTTAAGGACATTCCTATGGCTGTGATCAATCATACATATAAGGAGATTGGTCTTTATCCCAAGGACATCGTTGGTGGCGGTACTGGTTCGTACTATGGCTCTGACAATATTTGGATCCTTGGTCGTCAGCAGGAGAAGGATGCCGATGGTATTTCTGGTTACCACTTTGTCATCAATGTGGAGAAGTCTCGTTACGTCAAGGAGAAGTCGAAGATCCCAATCACCGTTTCTTTCGAAGGTGGTATCAATCGCTGGTCTGGCTTGCTTGATGTTGCACTTGATGGCGGTTATATCGTTAAGCCTAAGAATGGCTGGTATGCTACCGTAGATAAGGAAACTGGTGAAGTTCGTCAGCCGTCGATGCGTGCTGGTGATATTGTTGATAACAAAAAGTTCTGGATGGATATGTTCAGTAACACTGATTTTGCTAAGTATATCGAGAACAAGTACAAGATGGCTATGGGCGCAATCATGGAGAACGACGATGAGTAAGGTTTTATCTGAATTTTGGAGTGATGATCGTTACAAGAAAGCTATGGTTTTCGTCGATGCTAATACTCAATGTTATTTCGTTGAGTTTTACGACGTACACCTGAGTGGATTAAAGATTGTAGATACTATTTCTTACCCTGGAAAGAGCCTTCGATATGCAGAAGACGCAGCAGAAAACTATACTCTTGGTATTTTAAATGTCTAAGCTCCTAGGGTATACAGCACCGCTGAGACCCAAGGTGCAAGTTGGTACACCACGAATGGCGAAGTTTGCGAAAGACGTATGGGAGAACAAATGGCACTGGCGATTGAAAATGCGATTCTTGGGAATCTGGTATACAATGAAGAATACAGTAGAAAGTGCATACCCTTTCTCAAAGAGGAGTATTTCGCATCGCAGACTGAAAAAGCTGTATTCCGACTTATTAAAGAATATGTAGACAAGTATAATGCGTTTCCGTCTAAGGAAGCTCTTGCTATTGATCTATCGAACAAGGATGGAATCAGCGAAGAGACTTTTAAACAATCTAAGGAATTAATCAGTGGTCTTACACAAGACAAAGAAACCCAAATCGATTGGCTCTTGGACCAAACAGAAAAGTTCTGTCAGGACAAAGCAGTCTATAATGCGATCATGGCGTCAATCGGGATTCTTGATGATAGCTCTGGGAAAACCTCAAAAGGGGCGATACCTCAGATACTCTCCGATGCACTTGCTGTATCGTTTGACACACATATTGGTCATGACTTCCTTGAAGACTCGGATACACGCTATGACTTCTACCGCAGGAAAGAAGAGCGTATCCCGTTCGATATCGACTTCTTCAATAAGATCACGCAAGGTGGGTTGCCTCGTAAAACACTCAACATTGCTCTAGCAGGTACTGGCGTTGGTAAGTCACTGTTTATGTGTCACTGCGCAGCGGCTAACTTGACTAAGGGTTTGAGCGTTCTATATATTACTCTTGAAATGTCAGAGGAACGTATCGCCGAGCGTATCGATGCTAATCTCCTTGATGTATCGCTTGATGATCTTAAGCTTTTACCAAAGGACGTATATGATAAGAAGATCGCTCGTGTTAAGGGGAAAACAACTGGTAAG